AGTTTTAGTGTTTCACCATCTGGCTTATAGTTCAGAGATCCCATAATCTACTGCTAGTTTAATTAATTTTTCTCTAGCTACTGGAGATAAGGATTCTATGATTTTATCAGCTTCATAGTTATTGATATGCGATTCGGGATAATGTTTCATGTGTTGTGTCTTTACAACAACTCTTAGTCTATCCAAATCTTTAATAGCTACCTGTGTATATATGTTAGTCATAATTATGTTTATCGAGTATCAATTCTTTTGCCATCTTTTCAGCTTTTTCTCTTGACCAACCTTTGATCATCTTTAGCTCTGTGTACTGATCTATTCTTTTTTTCAGATGATTTTTTCTTTCTTTAGCAAAATTTTTTACGATTGTCTTGGCTCTTAACTGATTCTTTTCTAGTATACTTAGTTTCTTTTTATCAACCATGTAACCTCAATTTGTTTTTTTTTCTGGCTTAAAAGTAAATACATCTTCTTCTTCTGCTCGTAGCATAAATTCATATATACTAATCTGCTCATTCTTTTCAGCTATTACTTTGAGCAACATCTTATTAGAATCTGTAAGTACGTCTAGTTGTTTTTGTAGTTGTTCTATTGTTATTGTCATATTAGGTTTTCCTATATTTACGTACCTTTCTCGCAATCGCTTTAGGTTGTTTACTAAATTGTTTACCTTTTGCCTTATCAGCTCTTTTCTTTGCTGTCGTTCTTGCATACTCTTTTGATGATAATTTTTTGATTGCTTTTGCTGGTAAGTATCTTTCTCCAGTTTCACTAGACTTCTTACCAGACTTAGTTCTCCATTTTTGCTTTGACCATTTAGCCAAAGACGTTTTAGATTTACTGCCACCCCTATACCCTCCGCCTGCCTTTTTATAAGCTTTTACAGCGGCTTGAGCTTTACGCCCACTCCATTTCCCAGCACCAGTGCCATGACTTG